ATTCTCCCACGCCCTTGCTTGGGTCCCAGTCCCCTTTGCCTTCCCCTATAAGCCCCTGCAATATGTACCTACCAAGGGTAGGGGAGAATGCGTTAGCTACGTTTCTCATCATGTCGGGTCTGCCCACCATGCCCGGAAGCGCATTCATTGCCGTTATGCGAAACTGATCTGCAAGACCCATTGACATTATAGGGAGTATATCTGTCAGTCCTGACAAGTCACCCTTGAGACTGTTCCAGTAACCCTGCCTATTATTTCCTGTCTGAAGCTGGGTATCTACAACCATGCCATAGTCAGAGAGCCACCCTCCTTCCGACATAGCTTCTTCCATATTAAAACCCCAGCCGTTGAACCGTGAGTACAACTCGCTGGTCAGCCTGTTATCAGCCCTTCTTGCATCACCGCCTGACTCTTCCATGAATCCACTCATCAGGGCTTGGTTATTCTGCATGTGGTTCTTCACCCAATCATAGAAATACCTTGGCCCTAATCCGAATTCATCCGTCATATCATCGTATGCCTGCTTTAGATTAGCACCGTAGTAATTCCCTGTCTGGGCATCATCTAGAAGTGATGCTGCATTCAGCCTGCTACCAACCACCGCCATCCCTGCCTGCTTGGCTTGCTCCTTTATAACCACGTCCTTACTTTCACTATCTTCCCCGTTACCTGTCTCGCTATCTCCCCCGTTACCTGTCTCTATAATCCTACTTAGCACATCGATATCTGAGGCGGCAGGATACGATGAGACGGGATACGACTTACTAGCAGGTGCGCCTTCCTCCCCGTAGCTGATTTCCCCGGGAGCACCTGTTGCTGCTACTACCTGCGCCACCCTGTCTGCCTCGGCTGCCGCGCCTATCTCTTTCACGCTATTCATAATATCGCTGGTGCTTACACCGAATCCCTCGGCCAGATTGTCCAGCAGTGCCACATCCTCTACGGCTGCCCTCCTGTCTTCCCCGTAGATAAGCTCGGGTTGAAGCTCCAGAAGTATCTTAGCGGCATGGTTCTTAGCGTTGGCCACTGCCGAGTTTTTGTTTCGCTCTGCCTCCACCACTCTTTGGCCTTCTGCCGCGTCTGCCACTATCATTTGAGCAGCCTGTTGATCAGTGAATCCCAGTGCAAGGAGTGCTTCGTAAGGAGATTCCTTGCCTTGGACAGACACTTGGAACTGCTCCACGTTAACGTCTTGAAAATCGCTAAATTTTTCTCGTCCTTCACCCTTTGAAAGAACAGTATTTAATCTATAGAGCAATTCGTCAGGGCTGTCTGAGCTAAATACTGTGTCTGCCATGCTTCCAAAAATTGATGGTGTGTCGCCAAATCCCATATTATCCTCCCGGCCCTGCTAGGCCGATCCTGCGTAACCGTTCTTCATCTGATTGAGCCCCCGGCCTCGGCTGTCCCGGCGGGACTACCGGCCCCCCCTGCGGAGTGGGCGCGGGCGGTGGTACCCCTGCCATCGCAGGCGGCATCATGTTAGGCGGCATCATTGGAGGCAGTGGGGCTGCCATCCCGGGAGGAGCACCGGGTACAGGAGAGGGAGCACCTGCTGGTGGCCCCATGCCCCCGCCCATAGTCTGAGCCATTTTAATTGCCTTGGCAAATAGTAGTGCCGTCAACTCTCCCTTGTAGAACTCTGCCAGATCGTCTCTTCCCTGCTTAACCGCTGCCTGATAGAGAGTCCACAGTCCTGCCTCCGGCAGTGTGCGCTCTGCTATCTGTTCCTTGATAGCATCGTCTATCTGGTCTGAGTCCTGTATGCCCAGTATGTTATCCCTGATCCATAGGTCTGGCAGGAGTGGTGTCTCGCCCTCGCGTGCTATCTGCGCCATGCCGTATCTGGACATGTCGTCAGCAGGTAGCTGCGTCACCAGCTTGATCTCGGGGTCGCCGCCGTCCTCTATCCTCTCGGGTGTTATCTCCTCCGAGAAGTACATCCTGTTGTTATCCATGCCTGAAAGCTCTACCGCCTTGAATGCACCAGTCATGTACTGGTCGCATAGCAGGTTGGCTATCTGGGTATATGCCCTCTGTATCGACTGTACTCTGGGTACCAGTACGGATTCCACGCCCTGACGGAGCGTGTTGATAGCAAATCCTGATAGCTGGAAGGGTATCTCGCCGTATACAGTGTGGGGTAGGGAGCCTCTCTGTAGCTCTCCTGACACCAGTCCCATGTATGCGCCCGTCTCACGTGCAACTTCCATGAGTCCCAGCGGCTCAATGTCCTCTCCCTGACCCAGTGAAATCTCGGTTCCTTCTTTGTATGGGTCTTCCTCAAGGGTCTTTGTGCCGTCACGGCTGCGTACCTTGAGTCCCTGCTTGCGTGACCTTGCGGTCATCTCAAGCATAACGCTCATCATGAGGTTGTGCTTGTCATAAAGTTCCCTAGTAGACTTGAATACTGACTCACCGTAGTCCTCAAGCGTGTCCTCGATAGACGACCACGCCATAGACTGCACCAGTGGTGATGACCCGACAGGGCCGAGAAACACCGGAACCTTGCCGTTGATACCGTGCGGGGTGCGTTTCTTTACGATCCTGCCGGGAATAACCACCGTGTTGTGCTCGGTGTCGTAATAGTCATATACATATATGCCGTCATCGTCACCGACCCTAGTGCCTTCCCCCAGCCTGATGCCATACTGTGATTCAATCTCGTCTTTTGTTTTCTTAATCCTGTAGCACGCCCATGCCAGTCCGTTCTCTCCTACGCCCCAGTGGGTGTGCATAGGGTCCCAAGGAGTAATATCAATTATTGTATTATCTTGGCTGTCCTTGGTGAGCAGAGCCCTCCCTGCATACCACCCGCGCAGGGTGATATACCAAGCCAGTTGGTCTTTCAGTGTGGGTACCAGCCTGTCAATAAGCCTGTCGTCTGCTGACTTCAGGGCTCCTATGATAAATCTTTCTTTATCGTTATTGATATCCCTGTTGTTTCTGGGGTTGCCGTTCGGGGGAATCCTTATTACCAGATCGGCAGCAGTCAGCCACGCCACTACCTTGTCGGCATAGGTCTGCGGCTCGTTACTGGTATACGACTGGTAGCCGTCCCCTGCATCGTAGGGGTCCAGCTTATACAGTACGTGGTCGGCATCCATGCGGTCCCGCAGTGTGCGGGTGTCGTCATGGTGCGCGTCTACCTTATCTATAATATCTTCCGGTTTTAATCTTGGCATATCAGTGCCTCTTTACTTTTATAAATTCCCTGTTGTTTACAACGCCGTATCCGAACTTGCTCACCAGACCGTATATAACGGCCTTGATGCCGTGGTTATTCTTATCCTCGGGAGTTTCGCCTACCACGTTACCCTCCCTGTCTGTCTTCCACCTGTATGCCCTAGTCTGTCCGTCGAATGGGCTTGGCACTGCCCCGAACTCCGAGAGTATTCCCTTGCATTCAGGGCTGAATGCGATACGCGGTCTGTCGGTTACCGAGTCGGTCTTCATGAATCCCTTTAACCTCTCGGTACCCTCGTTAATCCGTATCTTCTGCGCGTCCAGATAGATACCTGTCTTATCCATCCACATCTCCGCAGGTGCGCTCATTGCCTGATGCTGATATCCCGCTATGTCTATGGCCCCCGAGTGGACATCCGACCACCATTCGCGGTTGGTAGCAACGGTTATCATCTCCTCGGTAGTCAGTCCACGCTCGTATATCTCATCTATAATACATAGCTGTCCGTTGATCTCCTGCACAGCCTCCACTGCATATGCCCCGGCGTATCCCGGGTCCATCCACAGGTACACGGGTTCGCCCTTCACGTACTGTATTTCGGGGTCGATATGTATGTCAGCCCTGAATTCACCGAACACCAGCCCCACAGGCGGGCAGGGGATACCTTGAATGCGCTCCATAAAGAACTCATCGGACGCCATATCCTTTAACTTCAGTATCTCGGGGTCTTCCGCACCGCCGGGATACAGGTACTGGTTGGAATAAGACGGCAGCGAGAAGCTCTTTTCATCTTTCTTGCCTAACTGCCACGACGAGAATAGCTGTGGATACCACCCCAGTGATCCTTCAAAGGTGCCTGACAGGAATAGCCATCCCCTCTTGGGTGCAACCCTGCCCCTGAGGCGGTGGTATGACTCCAGATCAAGCTGTGATGCCTCGCATCCCAGTATTCCGTTGGGCGCTCTCATGGCCAGAGTGCGTGGGTCCTTGGCTGACTTGGTCTCTATGCGCGTGCCGTCGGCAAGCATGATACGTCCGGGGTCTACTCGCTTGGAAACCTCTGCCAGCACGCCGAGTGCGGCGAAATCTTCCACAAGGTAGTCGAACTCTGCGCGTGTGCGCTCGTAGTCAGCGGCCACCAGCCAGTAGAGTCCCGGCTCTTCGTTCTCTAGGAACCTAGATACAAGGTACTTACTGGCCACCATAGACTTTCCCGCCTGCTCACCGCCTGCAACAAGGGTAAACCTCTGCTTTGCGCTGAGGATACGCGCCTGTAGCGGCGTAGGCATGAAGTCAAGCCGCGAAAAGATATATTCATTTATAGACGGCCCGCTATTCGGCGGGTTCGTCTGTGCTTCCGTCGGACTGCTTGGACTTTTTGGCAAGGATTCTCTCCGCTTCTTCTAATGCGTTGTCACGATCATTGCCGTCGTCTTTCTTCGGGTCCTTGCGGGTTTCCTTAACCCACCGCTTCCATTCTCCCATGATCTCCTTGGCAGAATTATCTGCAGTAAACCCTGACCGTTTGTATTTCTCGGGCCAGTGGGCGTTGAGCAGTGTGATAAGCAGCACGGGGTTGTCATTAGGCTTCTGTTGCTTAACCCTGTCAACCGCCATATCCTGAAGAGCTTCCCTGAAGTCGTCCTGTGCCTCGTGATACCTAGCCCTGAATTCGTGGGTGTCATTCTGCACCCACTTCATGACCGTATCACGCCCTACATGCACAGCCTCGCAGGAGCGTTTCACTGATCCCGACACCATGTAAGCCGCCAGAAAAGCATTCTGGTTACCCTTAGTTTTCTTCGCCTGTGCCTCGCTCTGCATTTAAGTCTACTTTCCGGGCTATGCCCATCCTGCGTACTATCTGTCCGACCCTCTGCTTAGATATGCCGTACCTCTTGGCAACATCACTGTAGCTGGCCTTATCAAGCAACACAGCCCTAGCTATATTCATTGACCTGCCTGACATCTTCCCCCTGCCGGTTTTACCGGTATACCTAGTAGAATATAATGTCTCCACGTACCTACTATCTCCTCATTGAAAGCTCAACGTACCGCAAGTTGCGGGTTGTGTCAATAATTGTACCACTTAATTCCCTTTTAATCTGCTATAATTCAGGTATGGAGGGTTGAATGTCACACTTACACCATTGTCCGAATTGTTTATACATGTTCGTTCACAGAAAGTTCAATTATGACGAGGGAGGGTTAAGGTGTCGCAGATGCGATGTCTTAATCATTCACGGTGGGGAATATCACCCGGCAGAAGACAAGATGTTTCTATGCGTTAGCGAGCGCGATGAATGTGCAATACGTGCTTGGGATTCTACTACAACAAGCTGGGGCGAACTTATAGACTTGGATGCCCTTGAAGAAGATAAAAAATACCACGAATGGGATGGCGAAAAGCTAGTCCTAGAAGACTAAATTCCCATGTACATGTACATGGTGCAGTTACGTGTAAATTACATGGGCCTGTAAAGGCCCTGCCTTTCATGTAATTTACATGTAACGAACAACTACATGTAAAGAACATGTCTTACGCGTACGCGTACATGAGAGAGTCTCGTTACACCC